TCCCTGATCTGGTACGACGGGGTCTTGAACGACGGATCAATCAGGGGATGGCCCATGTCGACCCGACGGCCCGAGGTGAGCACATCCCGCACTTCGCCCTGGATCTCATCGAGCCTTGTCTTTATCTGCTTGATTTCCATGATCATTTATCCTTTCAGCTCGACGATTGCGAGGTTGTCGGCGGCGGCAACAGATCTCCACCGTGCATTGCTGAGATGCGCATAGGTCGCGGGGACAGCAGCGCCGTCCTGGCCGGTCAGTTGTCCGCGGACATCGGCGCCGGCGAGGAGCACCCTGACATAGACATCATCACCGGGACTCACAGCGTGCTCGGTCATTGCCCAGAATTTCCCGGCACTTAGCACCGAGCACTGGTCGTTGTCGTCGACCTCAGTCGTGGCGGCGAAGGACTCCGTGGCCGGATCATAGATCACGATCCCGGGGTAGTCGGCGCGGCCGAGGGCGACGCGCTCGTTGCTGACGCCGACGGTCGCCGTACCAGCGGCGCCGTTGCAGGCCGGGATGTCGATCCGGGTGACCGAGGAGAAGGCCATCGCTGTGTGATAGGTCGCGGTAGCTGCGTTGTTGGGTCGCGACACAGCATCCTTGGCCGGGTTCCCGTCCTCGTCGAGGCCGTAGATCTCGACCAGGCACTCACCAGCCGGTGTGTTCCAGTCGTTGATGTTCGCCGCCTCGAAAGTCATTGAAACTGTTCGACAAGGCGAGATCCGGTCGTGACCGATGGCACCATTGAAATGGGCCGCGGTGCTGTATGTTGCACCTGCGATGTTGCTGACGCACTGTGCCGCGGTCATGATCGCGTCAACGTCTACCGCGGGGAGCACCGGCATCGCCCGCACCTGGGTGCGGGGGTTCGTGCCGAAGTCCACGATCAGGCCGAATTTCAGAGCACCTTCGGCCACATAGCTCTCTGCGTCGTAGGGTCCCTCGGCGAGGGCGCCCTCACGAGCGGGGAGGGTCGTCGGGAATGTCGTCTGTGGCATTACGCACCTTCCTTCACGAGTCGATCCGCTAGGATCTCCGCGAGATTCAACTCAACATTAGTTTGGATTTTCTGGTCCGGATCTCCGACGGCGGCGAGCCTGGCCGCGCCGAGGGCATCGGATCTGGATGCCGCTCGCTCGAGCTCGGCGTCGAACCTGGCCTCGACATAGGTATCACTCTTGTCAGCCAGATCCAGGCCCCTGCTCAGGAGGGCTGCCCGCCTGACCTGCTCTGGAGTACCCGTTAGGTCCACCTTGTCGCCAGCGACACGTCGAGCATCAGAGCGGAGCTTGATCGCCTTCTCGATGGCATCGTTTTTCACCGCCGGATCTGTCTCCGCGGCAAGCTTCGTCTCGAGATCCTTTGCCCGGTTGGTCTCGGCGTCGAGCTGCGCCTGGATCTTCTCCAGACCAGATCTCATCTCATCGATGATCGCTTGGCTCCTCGCCCGATCTTTCTCGAGCGCCGTCACGATCGAGTCGGAGTCGGCCTCGATCTCGTGATCGTAGCCATCGGCTTTGATCTTGATTTTCATTCGCTTATTTTCCTCCTGGCCCATGGCCGGATCAGTGATGTAATGCGCGTCGCCCATCGAGTCGAGGCGCAGCCGACAACCTCGACCACCTCGGGCCTGGTCTACCTGGAGTAGCGCCAGGTGGTTGCCGCGGATCTGGGTCTGTCGCGCGTCGTACTCCTCGCCAGCGTCGTTGCGGCCGCCCTGCTCCTCGAGCTCGGCGAAGTACCCGACACTCAGCTCGACCAGATCCCCCGATGTCACCCGGCGCTGTGTCTCGGCGTCGAGTATCCAGATCGAGGCCTGTGTATGTATGCCGTCGTCTGCTCGGCGCACGTCGTCTCCGACGTGACCGCGGGCGAGGGTGCGCCAGTTGTCCGCGGTCACCATCTGTAGATCTGGGTGGCCAACGGTGACCGGCATCGCGCGCATCGAGGCCAGGCTCGGAGCGCAGAACACCTCCGCGGCGTCGCGTTGCTCGCGGCGCACGGTGCCGTCTCCCTGGTCGTAGATCTGGACACCAGTGCGGGATAGGTGGCCGTCTACGCGCAGCCTGGCGCCTACCATCTCGTGACGGTCGATCGTGTATCTGTCGAGGCGATAGGCCACGATCGATTAATATCACCTTGATTTTTGATGTTCAAGTAAATGTTGCAACGAATGTTGCTGTCGCTGTTTCAGTCGGGCATCACGGGGACGGCGACACATCGGCAATTCGCCACCACTGCGGATGTCGTGTATACTCCCAAGAAGGACTCAAGGGTGAACACATGACCAATGTAATCGCATGGAACAAGATCAACAATATCAACGACACCGTGGAGCGCTTGTACGACCAAGGGGTGAGCGTGAAGCGGATCGCGGAAACACTCGGCGTTTCTAGGACCCCAATCCATAGAGTTATCGTCGAGCGTGGTCTGAAGGTTAGAGGCGGATCTGAGGCAAACCTTATCAGATTTCGGAACGCATCCATTGACGAGCGAAAGAATATCACGCGAAAAGCCAATGATGCCGTTCGTGGCCACGGGCGCAGCAAGGAATGGAGTCGGTCTGTCGCCAGATCTCGAAGTCGCCGCATCGGCAAGGGAGAGAAAGAAATCATCGAATGGCTGTCGGATGCTGGGATACCAGTCGATCATCAAGCCCCAATCGATGTCTATAACGTCGATTTCCTCGTCGGGTCGAATATCGCCGTGGAATTGAGGATAGGGCGAGGTCATGGTTTTTATCGGGAACATTTTAGAGAAAAAGTCAAATATTTGGCCAATAGTCACACCGTCTTGTTGATTTTCGCCAACGACACAGACGCCCTTTTCGCCAACAGACAGCACCTGATCGCCGACGTGGAGATCGTGCACAGGGATCCATCCCCGCCCGGTGAGGCATGGATGATTTTCTGTCGCTCGCATAGATTCGCCAGAGGACGTGACGACGCGGGTAAGTTTACCGCTGAACCGTGTCCTATAAACTTTAGCTATTCCGGGAAGATACCTTATTACCGTTGATCCATCGAAGCACTGATAGTCGCCGCCGGGGTGCTCGTGCCTACCGGGGGCCACCTCGGGCGGTGAGGCCCATTCTTGGATCGTGTCGTCGAGCTCCTGGTGTCGCTCCCTCACTCGCTCGTCCCTCGAGGTCACCCATCGGTACCGCGTGATACCTGCGCCCATCTGGCGCTGCTTATTGATCTGGCCGTTCAGCTTCAGGATCTGGTCCCGGGCGATGAGCTCAGCTCGCGAGTCCGAGACGCCGAATCTCTCGCGGAGATCGTGCGCAAGGATCTCTACCCGGAGCCCGGATCTGTGCGCCTCGTCCACCACTCGCTCAACGTCCGCAAGGAGCGACGGGCGTAGGCGCGGATCTGCCTCTCGGCGGAGTACCCCCGTCTCGATCAGACCCACGTTGTGCTTGCGCCAGATCCCGATGTACCTAGAGATCTGAGGGTCATCTCGCAGGTCTATCGCGAGGACGCGCTCGAGCTCGGCGCTGGTCCAGCTCGCTACCCTCTCCCCGGTGCGCCCTATCGTTTCCTCTAGGCGCTCCGCTGATATCATCCTGCTGATCTGGATGTCCATCCATTGGATCTGACGGTGAATCGCAGCCTCCGAGAGCTCGCGGACGCGGGGAGGGAGCGGCATTGGCAGGCCATCGGGCCCGAGGATCACGGGAGCATAGGTGCGGGGACGGAGACGGAAAGCCCACGGCTCTCTGGTCAGGTCATATTGCTGCGCCTCTTTGAGGGTCACCGGGGATCTGGTCCGTTCTGCCATGATCGCCCGGGCAACATAGGTCTCCAGATCCGTATGAGCTGGCCGCCCGCCGGGGTAGGCTATCCTGGTGACCTCGGTCCTCGACGTCGCCCATGGTGCGTACAGCCGCACGGCGGGGGGATCTATCCCTGGCCATAGGCGCCGGAGCTCCTCGTCCGTCAGCTCCCAGATCCGTTGCGTCACAGCCGACCGCGAGTAGGGGTCGTCGGCATCAGTACGGCCACCCTCCGACGGCCAGATCTCGAGCAAGGGTGCGAGGCCCTGGGCGACGATACCCTGGGCCAGAGACCACACCCGGCGAATGGTCTTGATGTAGGCGACCTCGATGGATCTGGGCTCACGGATCTTGGGGTGTCTCGCCGGCATCAATCGTCAGCTTCGATCACCGCGCACATCACCGCATAGACCATCATCGGCCATAGCCACGGCCGGATCAGTATCGATTGCCAGTCAAACATCGATGGCTCCTTCTTCTTCCCAGTCGATCTGGGGTTCATTTTCTTCCACTTTTTTTCCCCGCGCCCTCACCAGATCCTGCTCTCTCAGAGCTCCCCTGATCTCGTGATCTAGCTGCGGTGATCGGTCGCTCCACTCGTCAGATCCGAATCTCGCGGTCGCGACCTCGTCGGGCTCGAGGACGCCCTGGGCGAGGTACACCGCGTCTGTCTCGGCTACCATCTTCTGCCGGGCCGCATGCTCCGAGGGCGACTCTTGCCAGAGCGATGGCCAGGTGATCCCCCACGACGCGGGGTATGGCTCGCCGACAGATGATGCTACCAGCCGGACGAGGCGCTCTATAAGAGGCTGGTAGACCGTGCCACGATCCGCTTGGATCACGTCATACCATGCCCGGATGTCAGCCTCACCCGTCGCGGATAGCCCCGCCGGCTCGCGCCCGAAGAGGATCACCACGGGCCAGCCGACTGCCCCGGCGAGCAGTTGCTGGCGCCGCTCCATGATCTGGTGGACGCCAGCGAAGGTCCGATCCACGTACGAGAAATCCTCGTACTCGGCATCGATAGGCATGACCCGTGATACTGATCTACCCCGGTCGATGATGTCCATCCTGGTCCGCAGGGTGTCCTTGTCTTTCCCCGCGAGAATCTTAGCAAAATCCCTGATTTTTAGGACCGCTTGGGACGAGTCGGTCATCATCGACGAGACCGCCATGTCGTCGCTGTTGAACCGCTGTAGCTGGTATATCGGGGCCTGCAGCACCGACGCATCACACCACTCGTTCTCGATCCGCTTGGATCTGGATGTGACTACGCCGCCCGCCATGAGCAGGCGCGACGAGTGTACCACCGTGGACTGTGATGATCTGGCCGTGCCTGATGCCCGGTTTATCCGCCACGTCTCCGGATCTCCATAGCCCGGGAGCATAGGATCTGACTGGTAGGTTGATGGGAAAAAGTCGCGCCGGTCGACGAGCTCGAGGTAGTGGACCGCCTTGATGGCATCGACAACCAGTGGTTGGTCGAGTGGCTGGCCATCGTCCGCGCCGATGAGCACCGCCTCGCGACCCCATAACCTGCCGAAAATGAACAACTTCTTCAGGATCTCGGCAGCTCCAAGCCGGATCAGCTCCTGCTCGATATCGATGGCCTGGCGCTTCACCTCCTCGGGATCTGGCTCGTACCACATCCATCCGGTGCGCACCGGTATCCAGATCCCCGAAGCGGCAATCTCGAAGCCCTGGCGCATCGCCGCATCGACAGGATCTTCGACGATCCGCCTGGCCCACGGGTCACTGATAAAGAGCGACTCCAGCGTCTCCGCGTCCAAAAAAGACGTGCTCCTCGGCACCGTCCATCGGCCCTTATCCCATAGGGTACCGAGCCCAGTCAGCAGATTCTGCCAGGCGTCGATGCGGAAGGCGTCGGTCCACTTCGCTTTTGTATTCGCCATGTTACGCAGCTCCACAGGATGATATCACGGAATCCGTGGAAAAACAATGCTGAGGTGGCATGATGAGGGCCCCGGGCGGCCATGCTCCGGGCAGGCCCGGTTCCCCCGGGGGCCCTACGGGGCCCCGGCATGGAGGCTGAGGCGCTCGTCATCGCCGCGCTCGACCAGGCATACCTAGGCCGCTAGCGGCCGCTTTCATCGACTCCACCCATCCGCCGCCAGAGCGCCCACGTAGATACAGCAGGGCCAGCGAGCTCGCCGACACCTGGTCGTCGTGTCGGAGCCCGAGTCCGTCGTAGCCGAGGTGCTCGGCCACGAAGCCGTCGGCGCCGCCGAGCCAGACAGATGATCCGGGCAGCCGTACCGCCCCACTGGCCCAGATCCCCTCTACCTGCTGTGTCCGCGCCAGGCAGCCCCCGCCGTGTGGGACCAGGAGCAACCCGGGGATCTGGCCCTCGAGGTCCTCGTCGATGGCTGATGCGTTGGCCGCGTCCTCGACAATGTGTGTCGAGATCCACGGATACCGGGCCGCGAGGTCAAGCATCATGGCCTTGGTCGCGAGGTATCCAGCCTGCGCCCGGATCTGGTCGATGAGGTAATAGGCGCCGTCATGCTCGGCCCAGATCTGGCCGACGACGAAGTCACTGGTCGCCTTGCCTTTGAAGGTCAGATCCCACGCCGAGATCCAACGGTCGCCAGCCGAGCATACCCCGGTATCCATGGTGCGAGCCAGATCAGATGGTAGGACTCCGTACCGATGGCCCATGTACTCATCGACGAGGAGCTGTCCGCCGAGCGGAACGGGTGCCTGCTGGAGCTGCGCCGCCGCGGCCCTGGGTCCGAGCCGGATCTCGATGTCGCGGATGGCCTCCTCGGTGAGCCGCGAGCATAGCAGCTCGCCCTCGACGGTGCGGTGGTCGAGTGGATCCGGCCGGGATGCGTCGAACCTCGCAGGTAGCCGGATCACCCGATACCCGTGGTCGCGCTCGGCGACACCGATAGGATCATCCGGGTGGAGGCGCTGGTGTATCAGTATCCTTGCCGCACAATAGTCTACGACACGAGTAGATAATGTGCCGAACCAGAAGTCGGTGGCCTTCGCTACGGCCGCCGAGATCTGGGCAGGCGACCCAATCCTCGAGAGCTGCTCCTTGACGGGATCATCGAGGATCACGACGTGTCCGTGCTCGCCGGTGATCCGGCTACCGATACCCACGGCGATACGCTTACCTCCGGAGTAGTTGTCCCAGAAACCACCTGTGATCTTGCGCAGTTTCGTTGGCCAGCGCTCCTGATACCAGCTACTCTCGACGAGGCGCCGGCTCTTAATCGAGAGCCGTTGCGCCAGCCCATCGTCATAGGCTGCGGTGATCCATGCCGACTCAGGCCACCAGGTCCAGGCCCATGGCTGGAGCAGCACGGACGCGAGCATTGATTTGCTGGCGCCAGGAGGTATCGCTATCCCGAGGTCGGTGCTCTCACCGGATCTCCGTCGCCGCACCGCGAGCTCGAGCTCCCTGGCGATGATCCTGATGTAGGGTGCATCGATGTATTGCGATGCATCAGCATGTTGCCATGCAAGAAAGATAAAGCCAAAGAACCCATGGCGTTGCACAATTTCCCTGTCTCGCTCGACCGGGTTCATTGAGGTGTCTCTGGTGGTGTCTCAGGTGGTGTCTCAGGTGGTGTCTCTGGTGAGACATCGTCGGATGGTGTCTCGGGTTCTGTCTCGGCTTGTGTCTCACCGGCTGGATCTGGCGCCCCTTTACTATACGATTCCATCTTTGCGCACAGGCGCAGATAGATCTGGGTCTCATCTACATCGAGTGCTGCCAGGCCCGCCACGGAGGGATCTGCTGATCCGGCTTCGTCGTCTGGTGGCTTTAGGAGGTCGAGGGCGTCGAGAATATGGAGCGCGGTCTTGGGGTCTCCCCCTTCTCCGAGGGCGCATCTGACGGTGACTACGGCATCCTTGGCCATAGCCAGCACCTGGCGCCTGATTGAGTCCTTGAGCTCCTTTCTCGCCGCCCTTAGCCGAGCCTGGAAAGCTGGTGATTGGTTCACCCAGTTGGACACTGTCTTCCGCGTTATCCCGAGCTCGGCGGCAGTGGCCGCTAAGGACCTGCCTTCATTGATGAGTGCCACCGCCCTTTCTTGGATCGGGGTGATCGATGACTCTGTCACATACCGCGAAAATGTAGCCATGGGCTCGTGTAACAAAATGTTACACAGAAAGAAGCGAAGGTCAACCAGATCTGATCCGGGCTAACTCATGCCGATCTCTGATGGGTATCTGACTGATCTCTGAACCACGAAAACGCCTAAAAACTGTCATCGTGGCCTTAAGTGGGGCTGCGCGCGCGCGCCGCCGCCGATACGTACGCACGCACCTAACTATGCATAAAGAAAGAAAGAAAGGTATTAAGAACCTAATCGTAGGCATAGCCGCGCGCGCACACGTGTACATGCCCCCCTTAAGGGACAGGTTGACAAATTAGCATCCGAGTACCGCCAAATAGGGCGCGATTAGCCCTTGACAGACCGGATCAGATCTGGCAGAAAGGGAGTGCGACGAAGAGGAAGGGATCAGCTAGACACAACGTCAACGTACATATGACCGGCCCGGTGCAGCGTCGCACCGCCTCAGAGTCCTTCCTCTGCGCACCGGGCTGGTCACCTTCCATGGGAGAAATCTGATGACGACAGAAAGTGATCTGCTGTGGGCGATGGAGAGGCTAGCCTATTACGCCGGTT